AGACGCGATCAGACTGCAATTTCCTATGAGCCACCAATCGGCACAAGCGACCTTTTGATCCGGATGGGATCTGCAGCAATGCGAGGCGCACAAACAAGCGGCCTCGAGGGCTTGGCAGCTATGGGCGATGCTTATTCAGACGCTCAAGAGGTCAATGCAGCAGGGCTGCAAGCCTACAATAAGGCAATGGTTGACGGGCAGAAGAAAGGCTCAGGCGCAAGCGGCTTTGGAGCTGTTGTGGTTAACGATGCCATATCCCGTGCTTTACCGTTGATTGGCAGCGGCTGGTCTACTGGTTTCGCATCATTTTTGAACATGATCCCTGGAACAGAAGCGCAGGCACTTAAGAACAACCTGGCAACGATCAAAGCCAACATTGGTTTCGACAAGCTACAGGCGATGCGCGATGCATCACCAACCGGCGGTGCACTCGGCCAGGTGTCTGAGAGGGAACTGAGCTTCTTGCAATCGGTCTTCGGTAGCCTCGATCAAACACAATCTGCAGAGGAACTGACCTACAACATTCAGCTTCTGCAATACGTCTACAACTCCATCATTCACGGCGAGGGCGGCCATCCGTTCCCACGACCGGTCTATGGCGCAGGTGCAGGTGGCGGAACAGCAGGTTCCGGCATTGATTCACAACTGCAGCAAGACATCGACAAATACGCAAATCAATAGGAGCTGTTCATGGCTACAATGGACCAGCTCGTCACCGCTTTTCAAAATGCACGGAAAGCCGGCGATGAGGCGGCTGCACAACGCTTGGCTAAAGCCATCAAAGCACTGCAGCAGCAAGGCGTTGACCGCAGCTTCAGCTCCGCTTTCCAACAGGGTATTGATGACCCGCTTGAGAACATGGCCACAACAGCCAGGATGCTGGGTGCTGAAGGTACTGCCGACACACTAAGTGGACTGACATCAGCTCCGACAAATTACGAAAGCGCTGCAAATCGCTTTATGAACCCGCAAGAAGGTGACTTCACCGTATTCGGGTTTGCACCGGCTTATCTGCCTCGTGCCTCTGTCGAACAAGCCGGCCAACTTGCTGGCTCGATCGCTACTCGAGCTGGCGGTGCAACTCTAGGCTCAGCTTTCGGCCCAAAAGGTACAGTCGTTGGTGCTCTTGCAGGGCCAGCCTTGTTTGAGTTTGTGCAGCAGCTTGGCCCGATAGCGGCTGAACGGGCACGAAACAACGGACGCTCTGAGCCAGAATGGGAAGATTGGACCGGAGCGGCAGCAGCAGCCGGCGTATCAGGTGCACTTAACGCTATTGGTGTTCGTGACGGCGCAGGCGCGTCGATGCTCAACAAGACAATGCGTGAGGGTGTAACTGAAGGCACACAGAGCGTAGTCGAACAAACAGGCTCAACAGCCGGAACTGATGCTGGTCTGAGCATTAGCCCCCGCCAGGCAATAGGTGAGGGCATCATCGGCGGTACAACCGCAGGGGGCTTTGACGCAACTGGTAAGGTAGTAAATAAAGCGACCAGAGTTTTCACGGGTACTGGTGATGTCACAGATCCAGAAGCCGCAGCGGACCTGGCGCAACGCCTAAACGGGATTGTCGAAGCCAACAACATCGATCTCAGCGATGTAAAAAAGACATCTACAAAAGGCGCACGGCAAGCTGTCGACCTGGCGCACTCCCAATTGGGTGCAGATATGCGTCAGCTTATTGATGACCTCAAGGTCAGGCTGAAAGTCGATCGCTTGGACCCCGCTGAAACAGTGGCAGACAAGGTGCTGGCAGAAGCTGGCACTGCAGAGGCTCGAACAAAGACAAAGAGCATTGTCGGTCAGCAGGAATTTGACGCTACTGAGCGTCTTGTTGGCGACACAGCCGAAGGCCAGCAGCTTTTGAAGCTGTTCAGAGAAACAAACGAGCTAACCGAGCTACACAACAACGGTTATATCGGTGGTTTCAGTCAGTTTACCGACCAACTGTCTCCGTTTGCCTCAAATGTTGGGTACACAGCCCGCAGCGCAGCCGAATTACCGACCAGGCTGCTTGCCACTGGTGCAGGTGCGACTTTGAACCCTGCTATACCAGCAGCCCAGGCAGCAGCAGTAGGTGCTGGACGCACCATTGATGCCCTTACAGGCCGCAGAAGCCGTGTAAGGCGCTTTATCAACCAGAACCAAGGCAACCAGGGTGTTCAAACTCCCGACGTGCCATCACTACGCGCTGAAGCAATAGCGCAGGACGAGCTGGAGCAACGCCAGGCCGCTACAGAAGAGCGTCGGCAACAGGCTTTGCGTCTGGATATGCTGCAAGCGGGTGATCCTCCGAAAGGTGATCCGACAGATCCAAACCCTTCGCCTGAATATCGTATGTTCGAGGCCACAGGCTTAGGCAATCGTCGCGATGTTTCTGATGTACTTTCTGCACTGCGGAAAAGCCGTCCGTTACTCCGCCCCGCCATCAACAGTTACAACAAAATGCTGCGAGACGGGACGCAGGTGAAGGACCTGAACAAGCTGATTTCGGCTGCCAAAGGTTACGCTGATAAGAACCCGCAAATGTTTCCTAATCGCCAAACGGCAACACCAGCGGCTGGCACTGCAGTAGCAGCAAACGAGACACCAGGGTATCTGCGCGGGATCGAAGCTAACAGACAGGCGATAGCTAACGCCAAAGCCTCAGTCGATAGCGACAGCAATATGGCTTTGGCCGATAAAGAGCTGACTAAGCAAGCCCTCGATCAGATGGGTGGCAATCTTGGTCTGCAGCCGGTTGATACAGCAAATGAAATCATGGATCGAACCGTCGATGCTGCCAGGAACAAAGATAAAGTAAAATCTTACCTGCAGCCCTATGTCGATCGTGTTGAAAGGCAACAAAAAAATCGTTCACCAGAAGTTAATCCAACGGTTGAACTATCTGCCAGGATTGCGCCAGGTGAAGAGCCTGGTCCAGCACTAGGAATACCGGATGTATTCAGTATCGGATCTGATATTGAAACAACCAATTTACCTATTTATCCGCGCGAAGGTTACAAGCCGGCGGGTGATGTAAACATGAGCCTGAACCAAGCAGTTCAGTATCTACATGATCGATGGGAGAAATCGACAGGTCGTAAAGAGCCTTTCGAATACACTCCAGAGAACATTGAGCGTATTGCAAAGATGATGGCTGCAGAGGCTGAACGTGCTCTGCAGGATGATACCAACGCAATTGGTTGGTATGACCGGAAGCTGAAAGCCGCCAAGTCTGTTTTAAGTTTAGTAGAACCCCGCATCTTCGAAACCGCAGACAATGAGGCGGCATTTGATTTGGCCCTTGCTGTCACGTCTAACGGCGCTGCAGTTACGGACAACTTTGCTAATGCCGTCGAGGTGTTCCGCTCTTATCTGGATACCGGCCAAATGCCGGCAGATACTTGGAAGAAAGGCGGCGAGCGTAATCAGGCAATGCGTGAGGCGTTCCAGTTTCATAACGCCTATGAAAAAGCGCGGGCCAAAGGTCGCTATAACATGGCGTTCCAAGACTTTATGGACGCCGATTTCCAAGTTCGCGACTTAGTCGATTACATAAACCGCTTTAACGAAGCCAACGATACAAACATTAGCCTTTCGGTATCCGAAAACATGGACACTACCGTAAAAGGTAGCTTCGTGCTTGGTGCTAAGATCGGCCAGGGTTTCTATCAAAACATTCGGGGTAATTATGACCCGCTGACAATGGATATTTGGTGGATGCGGATGTGGAACCGGCTAGTAGGCCGGCCATTCGCTGAAAGCAAAGACAGCGACATGATTAAGAACCGAAAGAAGGTCGCTAATATTGTCACTGCTGCTTTTAAGCCCAAATCCGGCAAGGATGTTGAGCGGAAGTTGGTCAAGGAAGCACTCGATCGTTTAGGTGAAAACCGTGTTGGCCTTTACGGCAATCCAGAACGTATGGATGCGTTCATAACTGCACTGGACAGCCGGTGGCAGTCGTATTTTAAGAAGTACCAAAAAGACAATGGTAAGAACCCGCCTAAACCGCAGCTTTTCAAGACAACTGGCACACACACCAAGAACCTAAAAGGCAAGCTACAAGCCACGCCAGCGGGCGGAGGTGAGCGTCAAGTTATGCGTGACGCAACCCGCCGTGCGATTGAGTTATTGGCCGGAGTCGGCTACAATATCGACACCGCCGATTTCCAGGCTTTGATGTGGTATCCGGAGAAAAGATTGTTCCGGTCACTAGGAGTCAAACCTGGTCGCGGTGAGGACAACGATTACCTCGACGCTGCAACCATACTTGCTAAGAATGAAGGGATTAGCGATGACCAAATCCAAGAAGCACTCCCCGATTCAGAGCGAGTCGGATTCGATCCTCAGCCAAGTGCCGGAGGACAAGATGGAAGCCTTCGCGGACGGCCTGGCGGAACTGATGGAGAAGCGTCAGTCGAAACCAGCCGGCAATTCTCGTTCGACTTCGGGGATACTGAACCAGGACGATCCCAATCTGATACTGGACGGCAAAATCTTTCCCCAAGACTAGCCGGCTCACGTCCCGCAACCACCGAACAAATCAGAGACGTACAACCGGTCACGAACGCAATGTTCGAGATCGGCAAGCCTGGTGGCGAGTTTGAAGACGGTATTCGAGACATACCAACAGCTATAAGACTAGCTGAGGCTCTCGGCGCTGCGATGTACATCGTGAACAATAAAGCAGCACTAGGCCGTGTTTTTGGCTTCAAAGGCTCAATGGATAAGCCTGGCGAGTTCAACATGGGCGGGGCAATGATGATGGGTGACCCTAGAAACCCCACAAGAGACCCTCAAACAGGCGAAATGAAGCGGGCGGTCGTTGGGTTGATGGGACCATATCAAAACCCACGCAATCTATCTGAGACGGTGACTGCAAGAGAGGCTGTGTTTAACGCGCTTCACGAGGTCGCGCATATCATTGAAGGTAGCTTCGTACCTGGTGAAACAAAAACAAAAGCGTCTCCCAGGTACACGCGGCTTTCTGATAAAAAACAGGTAACCTCTAAGCGGCTTTACGACTACACATTCCGCCAAGGTATTGCGTCTTTAATGGACGCGGCTGCAGGGTTGAATATCAAAGGCTACACAAAGCAAGATGCACAAGAAATCTTAGACGAGATCGTGCAGTTCCAGCGAACAGGTGTTCTCGATGACGGCAGGACGCCAATTCGAAGCACATATCGCGAGTTCAACAACGCTATAGATGCAGCACAACAAGCTGGTAAGACGCAACGAGCCGCGCAGCTCGAGCTACAGCTCATGGATGCAGAAGATAGCTACTTCCAAATACCGCAAGAATTGGCAGCCGATCTAATCGGGTTTTACTTGTATTTTCCTGGAAGAGCTAAGCGGCTGATGCCTAAAGCAACAAAGCTGGTGCGGGACATCCTGAACAGCAGCAAGGTCGTAACATTCTATTCAATGCCACTGGCCACACTTGTGGCCGCGATCTTTGCCAACATGCTTGTCGCTGAAGGTGAAGAAGAAGATCAGCAAGCAGCCCTGGCACTCGGCAGAGGAGCACTGACGGCATGACCGAAAGAAAAGCGAGGGCCAAATCGGCCCCGAAGGTCGGCCAAGGTCCAGCTCCACAGAAGAAACCCCGAAACAATTACTTCGCGACCCTCATGTCTACACCTGAGGGTCGTGAATTGCGCCGGCAATGGTCAACAAAGCCACGCAACAAGCCAGGACGCCCAAAAGGCGTTCCGGACGGATATCGCAAAGCGGACATCGAACCAATCCGCGACAAAGCAAAGAAGGAAGCAGAAAAGGTAGTGCAGATTATGTCTGACAAATTTGAAATCGAAGATGTATTCGCTCAAGAAGCGTTGCAAACCGCAGTTGAGGTTATGCGAACGCCTGGCGAAACCCGCGAACGCCTATCGGCAGCGCGATTGGTCCTGGACTGGACCAAGGCTAAGCCGGCGGCAAAAAGCGAGGTAACTATTGGCAAGGCAGAAGAGTTTCTAGCCAGCCTCATCGAGGACGATGGACCCGAAGCTTAAGCAGGTTCGCAGACGGCTTCGCGACGACTTTTCCTTCTATGCTAAATCAGCAGCCAAGATCAGGACCAAAGAGGGTGATATCCGACCTCTTATCCTAAACCCAGCTCAACAAATACTAGACGACGCTGTCCGCAAGCAAATGGCCAGCGAAGGCAAGGTGAGGGTTATCATCCTCAAAGCCAGGCAGCAGGGACTAAGCACCTATGTTGGCGGCTATCTCTATTTTTCAGTTTCACAAAAGACAGCGCAGAAAGCACTGGTGGTGACACACCACAGTGACAGCACTCGCGCGTTGTTCGACATGACGAAGAGGCTCCATGAGCACTGTCCCGAATTACTTAGGCCACAAACCAAATATTCCTCACGACGAGAGCTGTCTTTTTCCCATCTGGACTCGAGTTATGTCGTGGCCACGGCGGGTTCTGACTCGGTTGGGCGGGGTGAGACGCTCACGCACGTCCACGCATCCGAGCTTGCCTTCTGGCAAAAATCTACCGCAGCGGATACCTGGAACGGTCTATTACAGGCAGTCCCTAACACGCGCGGAACTGCCGTTTTTGTAGAGTCCACCGCCAATGGTGTTACAGGCGTATTCTACGACCTGTGGCGCGGTGCGTGTGAAGGCACAAATGGGTTCGTGCCAGTGTTCATACCTTGGTACGCGGACCCGACTTATCGCGAGACAGCGCCGACTAACTTTGAGTTGACGCCAGAAGAAGAAAAGCTCGTTGAAAAATACGGCCTGGATAACGATCAGCTACAATGGCGGCGCAAGAAAATCGCGCAGAACGGCTTGGAATTAACACAGCAAGAATATCCCGCCGAGCCTTCTGAGGCGTTTCTCAATACAGGACGCCCCGTGTTCAATCCCGAGCAGCTCACCAACATGATCGATGAAGCCAAGGACCCAGTTGAACGGCTGGCCTTAGAAGGCGACGAGTGGCTTGAAAACCGCCGCGGCGAACTCACCACATATTTCAACCATGACCCAGGAGGGCAATATGTCATTGGGGCAGATCCTGCTATGGGCATCGCGACCGGCGACTACTCGGTCGCACAGGTGCTCGACGGCAAAAAGCGACAAGTCGCAGTATGGCGAGGGCGATGTCATCCGGATTACTTCGCGAGCATCCTCTACGCTCTTGGGGAATACTACAACCAGGCGCACATCATCGTGGAAAATAACAGCCACGGAATCCTGACCTGCACCAGGCTCATTAAGGATATGGCTTATCCAAATGCTTACCTCGAAACGACCGTCGATAAGATAACGGAACGAGAAAGCATCAAGCTGGGCTTTTCAACGAACGCCCGCACTAAGCCCCTCATAATTGACCAGCTCCGCGCCACAATGCGCGAGGGTGAGCTTGAAATACACGACAAGGTCACGTTGCGCGAAATGCTGACTTACATCGTCACTGAGAGTGGATCGATGGAAGCCGAAGCCGGCTGCCACGACGACACTGTTATGGCTCTGGCTCTAGCAAATCACGTTCACGAAGGTGCGTGGGAGTCTATCGAAACCCCGCCTGAACTCTACATCGAAATGGTATGACCAAATGGCAACAATCAAAGAATATGAAAAGCTGGATGACGAAGAAATCGTTCAGCTTGTGGACCAGAATGTCCGCTCGTCCGTTGGCTACTATTCATCGGATTTGTCGAGGGAACGCGAGAAGGTTCTTAATTACTACAATGCAAAGCTGCCTAAGCCGCATCACGAAGGTAATTCAAAGTATGTGAGCCAGGATGTTTATTCGGCTGTGCAGTCTATGCAGGCATCTCTGCTGGAAACATTTGCCGCCGGCAACCGGATAGTCCGCTTTGCCCCGCAAGGACCAGAAGACGTGCAAACGGCTGCAGTATGCTCAGCCTACACCGATTACTGCCTATTCAGGCAGAATGACGGCTTCGATATCTTCTCGCAGGTAATCCATGATGGCCTGATGGCCAGGGTAGGGGCTGCAAAGGTATTTTGGAACGAAAGCACTACTATCGATGTTGAGGCTTTTGAAAACCTAAGCCAAGACGAGCTGGATATGCTCATCGCTGATGATGGCATCGAGCTAATAGACAGCGAGACAGACCCTATTGGCCTGGTATCAGGCACGATCGGCGTCGAGCGTGACACTAGCCAGGTAATGATTGAGGTAATACCGCCGGAACAGCTTTTGGTTGAAGAACAATGCCGCTCACTTGAGATGAGTAATTTCGTAGCGCACAGGACGACCAAGACCCTGTCTGAGCTTCGCGAAATGGGCTTTGACGAAGACAAGATTGCTGAGATTGGTGATCACGAGGATCTGGAGCTGGAAACAGACCCAGAGGTCCTTGCCCGTCACGACGACATGACCACATCACGCAATGCCAAGACCAAAGGCTACCAAGACCAGGTCCGTAGCGTGATGGTTTATGAAGCCTACATGATGCTTGATAAAGACGGTGAGGGCACTGCTAAGCGTTATAAAATCATCAAGGCTGGCAATGCGCTGCTGGACATCGAAGAGGTAGACCGGCTGCCGTTTGTTACTTTCTGCCCACTGCCTGTCCCGCACTCATTCTACGGCAGCAACTTTGCTGAGAAGCTATGCGACACGCAGAACGCCAGAACCGTACTGACACGCTCAATTCTTGATCAGGCAGTTTTGGCCGGAAATCCTAGATACCTGGTCGTCAAAGGCGCGTTAACAAACCCCAAAGAATTGGTTGATAACAGGATCGGCGGCCTGATCAATACAACAAGGCCGGATGGCGTTGTGCCGATGCCTCAGCAGCCGCTCAATCCCTATGTTTTCCAAACATTGACGCTCCTACAGGAAAACCTGGAAGAGAACACCGGCGTCAGCTCGCTTACCACTGGGATGAACAAAGATGCCGTGTCAAAGCAGAACAGTGCCGCCCTGGTGGAGCAGCTCGCGACCATGTCGCAGCAGCGGCAAAAGATTATCGCCAGGAATTTTGCAAACCAGTTTGTGAAGCCACTTTTCCGAGAAATTTACACCCTGGTGGTCGAAAACGAGACGCAGGAAAAGATTATCGAGCTTGCCGGCGCATATGTGCAGATCAACCCAGGCTCCTGGAAGGATCAGCGCGACGTAATGGTCGAGCTGCGGCTTGGCTATGGCGAGCAGGAAAAAGAAGCTCAGAAACTGCTGCAGATGCATAGCCTGTTTAGCCAGGACCCATCCCTGCAGCCCTTCTACAGCCCAGAAAACCGCTACCAGATGATGAAGAACATCATGGAGCAGCAGGGCATACTGAATGTTGAAGATTATCTGACACCGCCAGATCAATTGCCACCACCACAGCCTGACCCAATGGCTGAGATGCAGGCACAGATGGCGGCCAAGCAGCTTGAGCTGCAGGAACGTCAGACGAGTGTCGCTGAAATGCGGGCACAAACAGATGCAGCGATGGCTCAGGCAAAGATCGAGCTTGATGCAGAGAAGGCAGCCGCGTCACACGCGCTTCAGTCCGATAACCAGGATTTGAAGGAAGCGTCATTCCAGCACAAGCAGATGATTGACGAAGGTGAACTCGAGATCCTTCGCAGGAAGACAACTGAAGTCCGCGGGATTGCATCCCCAACGGGCTAATTCAAGGAGACATTATGGAAGAAAAAGAAGAGCAACTGGTTGCTGCCGGCAATCAGGCTGAGGTGCTGCTTGGCACTGAAGTCTTCACCGGCACAATCAACGCAATGGTTGATGGGGCTTTCCAAGCCTTTGCTAATTCAAAACCTGAAGAAGCGATTGTTCGAGAGCAAACCTATCACCATTACAGGGCCTTAGTCGATATCGTTAATACCCTACAACAGCGGGTTCATATCAAAAACGAGATCGAGGCGAAGTACGCCGAGGCTGATAGTGACAACCACAAAGAGGCTGAATAAGCACCATGTCAAACGTGCAACAAGAAACCAGCTCTATGAGCGAGCCAAAACAGCTCGACATTGAAGATGCCATTCTAGCGAGGTGGGAAGACGCTGAGGAAACTCAGCCATCTGAAGACGAAAACGCAGTGGCGACATCGGAAGAGGAACAAGAGGCTTTAGAACCCTCCGATGAAATTGACCCAGAGCCAGATATTGAAACCGAGGACGAGCTTGACGAAGACACAGACCCCGATGATGAGGAAACCGCCGATGATACGGATGAGGACGATGCAGAAGAAGATGCGGAGGATGAGGACGAACCTCAACTCGTGTCTGACGACGCAGAAGTCGAAGTTACGGTCGATGGCGTTACCGAACGGGTATCCGTGGCCAGTCTCAAGCGTCTTGCCGGTCAAGAGAGAGCACTGGGAAGAAAAAGCCAAGAAACTGCTGCCCAGCGTAAAGAAGCTGACGCAGCGATGGAAAAGTCTCATCACCTTATGCAAGCAATGCTCGCAAAGGCTGAAGAACGGGCTAAACCGTACAAAGAAATCGATATGCTCCTGGCATCCCGCCAAATGGAGCCAGAAGATTTTCAGCAGCTTCGCCAGGAAGCTAAAGAGGCAGAAGACAACCTCAAGTTCCTGACAGAAGAAGCTGACGGCTTTTACGGTGAAATCCAGAAGCAACAGCAAGCCGCTCAACAAGAAGCGGCCAAGCAATGCATCACAACACTCCAGGAAGAGATGCCGGATTGGAGCAACCAGCTCTATAACGACATCCGTGGATACGCCGTGTCTATCGGTCTACCCCAGGAGCAAGTTGATCAATATGTCGATCCTGTCGTCATTCAACTGATCAACAAGGCTCGCCTTTATGACGAAGGCAAAAAGGTGGCGACCGTAAAGAAAACGAAAGCAGCAACCTCAAAGAAGGTCCTGCGTTCGAACAAGGCACCAGATCCAAAAGCATCCAAGAAAGCGAAAGCCAAGCGTACGCGCGAGGCAATGGTTGCATCTGGAGGAAACGACTTAGACGCCATCGCCGCCACAATTCTTAGCCGCTGGGAAGAATAACAACCCACAATACTAGAAGAGGAATAAACCAATGGCGGTATATAAGACATACGAACAGGTGGGCTTGAAAGAGGACGTTTCGTCCTTAATCAGCGACATAACGCCCGATGACTGCCCTTTTTACAGCATGATCAAGACCGAGAAGGTCCATAATCGTGTGTATCAGTATCAAACGGATACGATTGCTAGCGCAGGCTCGAACGCGCAGCTCGAAGGTTTCACTGCATCAGCAGGTACAGCCATCCCGACTGTAATGATCAGCGGGAACACTCAAATTCTCACGAAAGTTTTTGAAGTTTCCGAGTCCGCACAAGCTTCTTCGGCCCATGGCCGCGCATCTGAAACGGCCCTGCAGCTTTCTAAAGCCTTGCGCGAGATCAAGCGTGATGCAGAATTTGCAATGGTTGGTGCTTCAAACGCTGCTGTGACTGGTAACGCCACCACAGCACGAGAGATGGCATCTGCAGACGTGCTTATCGATAGCTCAACCACCGTCGATGCCGGAAGCAATTCCACAGACGCATTGACAGAAAGTAAGCTGCTGGACGCAATGCAAGCTGCCTACAACCAAGGCGCAGATCCGTCTGTGATGATGTGCAAGCCTGCCGACAGTTTGGTGTTGGCTACCTTTACGGGCAGTTCGGGCAGGACCCGTAACTTCAATGACACAACCACGACCCTAACTAATGTCGTGGACCTGTATGTGTCTCCGTTTGGCCAATATAAGACCGTGTTGAACAGACACCAGATGTCTACGCATCTGTTCCTGCTCGATCCGCAGATGTGGCGCACCGCTGTGCTGCGTCCGTTCACCCGTACAGCACTTGCTGTCACCGGTGACTCCAAGCGGCACATGGTGGTCGGTGAAATCGGCCTCATGCACAAGAACCCAAAAGGTTCCGCAATGGTCACTGGTCTTGCTTAAGGCCAGCTAACTGATAGGTGCGAGGGGAGTAACAACGCGCATTTTGCTCTCCTTGGCGCGTTGCCTCTCGCATCTTTACCCCTACACAAGGAGACTAAATTTGACTTCGAAACCAATCGACCTGGTTGGTATTCAGAACGACTTCAAAGAAGAAGCTGGATACCTGGTCCGTGAGGACAGCCAGGACATATCCGACACCCTCCTAACAAGCCTGAAAGACAAGCGCCACGAAACTGCATCGCAGCTCGAGGGTGACTTCATGCACGTTGCATCGATCCCAATGGTGTTCGTCCAGAAATGGCAGCGGGAAGGGTTCGACATCATGCAACCAGGCGTCGACTACAAAGAGATAGTTGCGCGGCTTAAAGCCGAAAACCTCGATGGTTTTCTGGCGACAGATAAGAGGATTTGAAGATGTACGGCAAGAAACCCAAGGGCAAGGGCGGCAAGAAGAAATGAGCCTTTACGAAAACATCCACAAAAAGCGTAAGCGGATTGCCGCCGGCAGCGGGGAGCGTATGCGCCGAGTAGGCAGCAAAGGCGCACCCACGGCAGCGGCTTTCAAGAAAGCTGCAAAGACAGCGAAAAACAAGACAAAGCCGAAGACGAGAAGGGCATAAGCCATGATTTATTCTGACCTGAAAAGTCATTTCAATGACCTGCTAAACAGGTCGGATATCACCACCGCCTTGACCACCAGGTTTATCGACCAGGGCATCTCCCGCATCCAGCGTTCACTGCGTACGCCAATGTCGGAGCGTGTCTTAGAGATAACGATAAGCGGCAAGACTGAAAGCATGACACTGCCTTCGGACTTTCTAGAGATCATCTCGCTCTATCACACGAACAAAGAGCTGCAGCGCATACCGATGAGCCGGTATCGCGAGCTGACTGATGGTGTCTATGAAGGCAAACCAAAGTTTTTTGCTCGTCAGGCTGAAAAGCTAATGCTGTTTCCACAGCCTACTGACGGAAAGCTCATCCTCTACTACCACGGCGAGTTTCCAGCGTTGTCCTCGGACAGCGACGAGAACGTACTGACACAGTCAGCTCCAGATTTGGTGATTTATGCAGGGCTTACCTACGCATCAGATTACTACCTGGATAACCGTAGCGAGCTTTTCGAAGCTAAATACACGCAGTTTCTGACCGAACTCCAGGAACAGGCCAATGACCAGGAGCTGCAAGGCTCCACCCAGGTCATCCAGCCTGCCTACAGATACAATGACGAGTATTAGAAATGGCAAATTCCAGTTTCTTTGGCACGAGTGGCACCACCGCTTCCGTGACAAACACAATACAGACTTCTGTCGACGCTGCAGCAGCATCGGCAACAGCTTCGGCTACCTCGGCGACTGCCTCAGATACTGCGAAATCAGCCAGCCAGACTGCACAAGCAGCTAGTGAAGCAGCCCGCGATCTAGCGTTGTCCTACCGTGACACCGCTTTAACCCACAAGACAGGCGCACAGACGGCACAGACCGCATCAGAAACTGCGAAGACGGGTTCTGAGACAGCGCAAACGGCAAGTGAAACCGCAAAGACGGCATCTGAAGCAGCGCGTGATTTAGCAGCTAGCCACAGAGACGATGCTCAGAAGCTGGCACTTCACGCTGAAGACAGTCAGTTTCAGCTAGCAGACAACAGCTACGGCTACAGCGCACTGCACTACAATGCGAAAGCACAGACAGCCAAGACCGCTGCAGAAGCGGCCCTGACCACCTTCCAAGGCCAGTACAGTACCGGAACCACAGACCCAACTTCCGGTCTAAACTCCGGCGACATCTTCTACAACTCAAGCGCAGGTGCGACCGGTGGCTTCAAAGTCTACACAGGCTCGGCATGGCAACTGACCACACCGGCATCATCTGACCAGACCAATATCAACACGGTCGCCGGTCAAATTTCACCGACCAACAACATCAGCACACTTGCTGGCATCTCGTCTGCCATCACAGGCGTCAACACCATCTCGTCAGCAGTGTCTGCGGTCAATTCGAACTCAAGCAACATCAACGCTGTCAACTCGAACGCAACGAACATCAACGCAGTTGCCGGTGGTCAGACCAATATCAACACAGTGGCAGGGCAGATCAGCCCAACGAATAACATTGCTACAGTGGCCGGTCTCGACACCGAAATAGGCAATCTTGGCCCGATCAGTGCAAACATCACGACAGTCGCCAATAATGTGACCGGCGTGAACTCCTTCGCTGAACGGTATCGTGTTGGAAGCAGCGACCCGTCGTCAAATAATGACGGGGGAGACTTATTCTACAACACCTCCAGTTCGGTCTTGAAAGTGTACAACTCCACTTCAAGCGCATGGGAGCAGGGCGTAACTGCTGGCTCCGGTTTCATGCCGCTCTCAGGTGGTGCGCTATCAGGCAACCTGCAGCTGAACAACGCCAACATCATCTTCGAAGGCTCTACTGCTGATGCCAACGAAACAACACTGACAGTCACTGACCCTACAGCAGACCGGACAGTCACCATCCCAGACAAGACTGGTACTTTGGTCAC